CAGCCGCAAAATCGCGCCCCGAACGTCTTGCACCGTGATCTTTCGACCCCATGCTCGTGTGACCATTTTTGTAACCAAGTTTAGTGCGTCGCGGGGAACCCCTTCTACTGCCCTTACGAACTCGTCAAACACCGGTACTTGACTGAAGAGGCGGGATATCAAGTCATCAGATGTATTGATCCCAAAGGGTGGTTTCTCCGCTGCGCGAAGATGCTTAAAAAGGAGTGTTTTGAAAAACTCGACTGATCGGCCTGCGTTGTTCTCGAAAACAAGGAAGTCATCGAGATTCAGATCTGCTGCCACGTCGGCACCTAATTCGATCCCGACGTACGCCCCCCGCGCTCCTCGAATGATAAACTGGGATCGATGCTCAATTGCAGCGATCTTAACGGTGAGAAGCCTTTCCGGTAGCAGGGTCCGCCTGATCAAGTCAGCCAGATAGGGCTGAAGCTCAAGCGGAACCTCGCTCCACTCGTCAATGAGAAGCCAGACCCGGTCAACGGCTAGTGCGGCGATTAGTGCAGATAACGCAGATGACGTTCGGCCAAAGTTGATGTGAAAGTACTCTGATCCAATCCGCTTTGTGCGATGAACACCCGTGTGATCACTAGCGCCCTTCACGCTCGCATTGAGCTGCGCGCTTGGAACAGGGAAGATCTTCGCTACTAGCCCCGCCTCGCCTGCCTTTTTAGACGCCGTGGTGTCGGTCGTCTCCTCTTCAATCGGTCCGTTGATCTTAACGTCTGAAATTGCGCTCGCAAAATCATCGAGGCAGCTCGCAACACGGCCGGGATCAGGAGCTGTGTTGAGAGCTTCTACCGTGATTGCGTAGAACTCATCTAGCAGAGCGGTGAGGACATCTCGAACCAGAACTCCAGCTCGGTCGGCGATCGAGCGGCTGGTGTCCCCATAGATGGAGCCATTTGAGCCCACGTTTCGCATATCGATGTAGAGCGATACAGCGCCACTCTTTGCGAGCTGCTTCTGCAGGTAACGGAGCGCGTGCGTTTTGCCCGTGCCACGTCGACCGTAAACCACCTGATTGTTACGGGTGGACAGCACATCGAAGAGGGGGGCGGAATCGACAAACGTAGCATCTAAAATCTCGCCAGTTGATCGTTCAGCGCGCTTGTCGACGTCCAGAAATATCTTGTGGATATTTTGTAGCTCTATGTCTGCGACTTCCGACATCGACACCGCCCCTTGAGATCATCAGCGTTATACCGCTTCGTCATCAGCGAGAGAGCTCATCGGGTCAAGGGCGGCGCCGATAAGTATATAGGTGAAACGAGGACCAAAACCCAAACAGAACACCGCCACGGGCTCGGCCAGCAAACCGATCATGCCCGATTACCTGAGCGCGGAAGCCCAGGACGTATGGTTCGAAGAGCTTGAGCGCGTAGTCGCCCACGGCGTTAACGCCGACCACAGCAGCACGTTCGCCACCTATTGTAGCTTGGAAGCCGCCTGCCGTGCCATCTGGTTGAGCGGCGAAGTGCCTCGCGGCGCGTATCTGACTGAGAAGCGCAAGCTGGCCGAACTGCTGGGCATCAGCGGCCTGTCAGGTCGCGTGTCGTCCGGCACTACCGACCCTCTCAACCCAGCCGCCAATCCGTTCGCTGCTCTGCCCGACGCCTAACCGTGCGGAAGGGCAAAGGGCATTTCGCTGATGTAGCGATCCACTACGCGGAGCGCGTTGCGCGCCCACGGGTGCCAGAAGTGGCGATCATTGCCTGTGAGCAGATCCGGCAGTCCTGTGAGATCTTTCTCCGCGCTGTCGAAGGCGACACCTGGGTCTTTGACGCGAGCAAGGTGGAGCGCGTCTGCCTGTTCATGCAGGCGTTTCCTTACTTGGAAGGCGCACTAGCGGCGCAGCGTAAGACGCTGACCCTTCAGCCCTGGCAGGTGTGGATAAACGCCGCGATCTTTGGGCTCGTTGACAGCCTGGGCTTCCGTAAACACCGCGAAGCCTTCATCGNNCTTCATCGAAATTCCGCGCAAGAACGGCAAGAGCACCTACGCGGCAGCTATCGCGCTCTACATGCTGGTCGCCGACTACGAAAGTCGTGCTCAGGTTTACATCGGTGCCAACGATCTCAAGCAGGCCGACTTTTGCTTTCAGCCCTGTAGGGAAATGGCTCTGCGCGCTGATAGCTTCGTTTCCTACTACGGCGCGATAATCACTAAGAAAAAGATCGAGCTACCCGACGGCAGCTTCATGGAACGCATGATCGGCAACCCAGGTGACGGCGGCAACCCTCACTGCGCGATCTTGGACGAGGCGCACGAAAACGCCAGCGACGAGCAGCGATTGACGATGAAAACCGGCATGGGCGCACGCCAACAGCCGCTTCTCGTTACGATCACCACGGCTGGCTTCAATACCGCCGGTCCCTGCCGTGATCTACAGGCCTATGCAGAGCAGGTTTTAAGCGGCGAACTTACGAACGATAAGTTGTTCAGCGCCATCTACACCATCGATAAAGACGATGACTGGCGGGATTTTGACGTCTGGAAGAAGGCCAACCCCAACATGGGCGTCAGCTTCTCGGTCGAGGCGTTGCGGGATTACTACCAAACGGCACTCGATAAGCCGTCGGAGAAGCCCAAGCTGCTGACCAAGCACCTGAATGTCTGGCAATCGAGCAGCAACGCTTGGGTCAACATGAAGGATTGGGACAATAACGCCGACGCGTTGCCGTTTGACGAGGTAAAGGATCGCGGACTGCGGGCCTGGATTGGCTGCGACATCAGCCGCGTCCTCGACACCACGGCCATTGGTTTGATTGTCGAGGAAGTTACCGAAGCCGAACCGGTTTATCACTTCTACCCATACATTTTCCTGCCCGAAATGGGTGTGGACCGGTCCAGCAAGAACGCCAGCGCGTACCGAGAATGGGCAGAGCGCGGCGAACTGATCCTAACGCCAGACGAGGAAACCGACTTCGACGCGGTTGAGAAACAGCTTCGCCAGCTATGTGGGCAGTTCAATGTTCAGGGCATCGCGTTCGATCAGTGGCAGGCCGCGATGATGGCGCAGCGGCTTGGTAGCGAAGGTCTGCCAGTCCGCACCTATCCCCAGACATTCCCCAACATGCATCCGCCCATGAGCCGCTTTGAAAAGCTGATCGCGCTTGGCCAACTCAAGCATGATGGCAACCGGATGATGCGCTGGATGACTGGCAATGTGGTTGCTCGACACCATGGCGAGTTCATCAAACCAGAAAAGCCCGCCCGCCGACCAGAAAGTAAGATCGACGGGTTCGTCGCGATGATGATGGCCGTTGGCTTGGCATCAGCGGCGCAGCCCGCACCAGTAGAAATCTGGATGGACCTACTCGACTGACTTTAAGTTTTAATCCGCCTTAANNNAAAGCCGGAATTACGCATCATTTCATTTGGGGATGGCATCGATCCGGTATGCCATATTGAACCAATCATTGAAGATGCGAGAGGTATTAAGGGGCCCGAAGCCAGCAAAGCTGCCAGTAGAAGAAGGAGCTTGTATCCGGTCTCCCCGTTTCGAACGCGCGTCCACTCGCCTTTCAATCGTCTCTGGGACATCTGTATCAAGTTTGCCTGCAAGTCGCTTGTTGCGGTGCCGGAAGCAGGTGTGGCAGGATGTGCCTTAAGGTCGCTTCTGATTTGATCGATAGCTTGTATCGGCGCCTCCCATTCGGGATCAACGGAACGTAAAGTAACCGCTCGCCAAAACCGCTTGAACCCGGTGCTCTTAGGCTTATCTCGCAGCTTGATCCGCGCGGATGCAAGGTCGAAGTCGACCAAATCAGTGCCACTTGGCGTGTTCGTCGCTGATAATAACTTTGTAGATTGCGCAAGCACGATGGCAAGATCTGCTCGCTGGTCATCAATCCATTTTTGTCTAAACTCTGATACCTTGGTCCCACGCACGACCACGAGCGCGAAGATCGCCATTAGGGTAGCAATGGGTGGGCCGACAAGTGCTGCAAACTGCGCAAGATTCATCAATTATCGCCTGTGCTAAGTAATGAATGGGATTCTTAGCACAGTTTTTTGGATTTGATGGCAAAAGCCCTCAAGTCATCTCCACCTCCGCCGATCTACTACGGTCGTTCGATCGCGAGCGAACGGCAGGCGAAGCGGTAAACGATCGAACGGCGATCCAAACCAGCGCGGTCCTGTGTTGCGCGAGAGTAATTGCCGAGGGTCTGGCCCAGGTTCCTTGCAAGGTTTTCAAGGAAGACAGCTACGGATCGCCAACTGAGGCGCGCGATCATACGCTTTATTACCTGCTTAATCGCCGTCCCAATGACTGGCAGACGAGTTTTGAGTTTCGTGAGCAAATCGGCATCCACCTCGCGCTCAAAAATAACGCCTACGTTTTCAAGAACAAAGTCAACGGCAAGGTTGTTGAGCTCTATGCCTTCGACCCGTCGGTGGTCACCGTTGAACAGAACGACACGTTCGATCTAACGTACAAGGTCACGCTTGATGGCAAGGGGCCGAAATCCATCCCCGCCGACGACATCTGGCACATCAAAGGTCCGAGCTGGAACGGGTTCCAGGGTCTCGATGCAGTACAGATAGCTTGCAAGACCATTGGCTTGGCGCAGGCGACAGAACGGTTCGGCAGCAAGCTGTTCGAGAACGGCGCGCGGCCAGGCGGATTATTGACCACGCGGACTGGCGCTCAGGCGCTCACACCCGAGCAGCGAGCCGAAATTAAATCCCTCTGGGCCGCGCAGCATCAAGGCACCGAGAACGCCCACAAGACCGTCATGCTGCCATTTGACCTGGAGTTCACGCCGGTGTCGGGCACTGCCAACGAAGCCCAGTGGATCGAAAACCGCAAGTTCCTGATCGAAGAGATTTGCCGCTTCTTCCGCGTGCTGCCTATCATGGTCATGCAGAGCGGCGCGACCAGCTACGCGAGTGTTGAGCAGATGTTTCTGGCTCATCTGACCCATACGCTGATGCCCTGGTACGAACGGTTCGAACAAAGCGCGGAAGTTTCGCTGCTGACCCGTCAGGAATTACTCGACGGCTATTCGATCAAGCTCAACGCCAACGCGCTGTTGCGTGCCAGCCATGAGGATCGCGCTTCCTACTATCAGACGATGAAAACTATTGGCGCGATGACCGCAAACGAGATCCGCGCCAAGGAAGACATGCCGCGCAGCGCGGACCCTGAGGCCGACAAGCTAACCGGCGCGGCCAACATTTTTGGCGGCAACAACCAAACGCCCAACCCGGCCCCTTCCCCACAACCCGACGATAACGAGGTAGCAAAGTGATCCCCATTGAACAGAAGACGGTCGCACGCCTGGAATGCAAATTCGACAGCGTTAATGACGACGACGGCAAAATGACCTTTTCAGGTTATGGCGCAGTCTTTGGCAACGTGGACAGCTATGGCGATGTCATCGCTCCAGGCGCTTTCGCAAAGAGCCTTGCCAGCCACCTGACCGATGGCACCGCGCCGTTGATGTTCCTAAACCACGACGTGTTTGGCTCCCTGCCAATCGGTCGTTGGACGGACATGAGCGAGGACGGTTACGGCCTCAAGGTAGCCGGTGAACTCCTGGATACCACGATGGGCCGAGACACCTACGTTGCGCTCAAAGCTGGCGCGCTCAACGGTTTGTCGATCGGTTTCCGCCCCGTATCCTTTGATCTGCGGGCCAAGCCCGAAGACCCACGGCGCACGCTCAAGGAAGTCGATCTTGTGGAGGTCAGCGTCGTCACACTGCCGGCGAACGTCAAAGCGCGCGTCCAGGC